GAAATCAGTATTCCAAAGAGGATTAGGTGCATTTAATACATCACATTCACCAAGAGTTCAATCAGCTGAACAATGGGCATATGCAAGAGTGAATGCATTTTTATATCTACTTAAAAATGGTAGACCTGAAAATCCAAAGTATGATACCGATTTTGATTTATTACCGAAGGGGCATCCTAAATCAAATAAGTAATGGAAAATAAAGTAAATAAAAATATTATTAAGTTTCAAGCAGGTTGTCCTGAAGCAACTATTGATATTGCAGTAAATTTAGAAAATAGACAAAAGGCAATCGATGTTGCAAAATATGGACCACTAAATCCAAACGAACCAAATGAAGAATATTGGAAAGCAAAAGCAGACCAATTTCATTCAGGAGATATCGAAGCAGCAAAAAAATCATTATGTGGTAATTGTGTATTCTTTGATATTACACAAAAAATATTAAGTTGTATCGCTGAAGGTATCGGTGGAGAGGATGCATGGGATAGTATAGAAGCAGGACAATTAGGATACTGCGAAGCATTCGATTTCAAATGTGCTGCAGCTAGAACATGCGATGCATGGGTAGTGGGTGGCCCTATAACAGACTAAAATATGTTTAAATTATTTAATCGTAAAGAAAAATTCAATTGCAATCTTTATGATTTGGAATTGAAAGTAGAAGCACAAGGAAAACAAATAGATGAATTGAGAGGATTAGTGCTAGAATTAGCAAAACAAATCCATTCACTTCAGATAGAAATTGACTACCTAACAAATAACAAATATGGCAAAGGCCTCTAAACAATCAAATAATAAAGTATCTTTTGGCAAGAGAAGAGAAGGTGCTGCTAAAAAATCATATAATAAGCATTCACCTAAACCAAAACAATATAGAGGACAAGGTAGATAGCCAGAATAGGTGCAAAATAGGTTATACCTATTTTTAGGCCACTTTAATAACAAATTGGTATAAAGATACCAAATCGGAAAATAACTCAAAAAATAAACCCCTAATGCGTTTTAATGCAAAAGGGGTTTTTAGTTATTAGTCAGCCAAACAAACAGCAAATTTGCTTGATATATTCAATATACAACAATTTTTTGATATTGCCAAAAAAAATAATTTTTTTAGAATTTGGTGTTTTGGAAAAAGTTTCTTATATTTAATATTATCAAACAAATCATACAATATCTCACATTGTATTAAAGATAACGGAAGAAATTCCAAAACGAACCCCGGCGAGAATAGAAGTGAGATTTCTATTTTCAATGGGGTTTTTAATTAACTATGGCAAAAAAGAAAAAAGGTAAAGACCCAGCATTTATGATGTATTCAGGAGATTTTCTGAGCGGAACATTTACAATGACAATGGAACAAAGAGGTAAATTTATTACCCTGATGTGTATTCAACATCAAAAAGGTTTTCTTACTGAAGCTGATATGAAATCAGTGCTGAATGAAGAAGATTACTTATTAGCTGAAAAGTTTTATAAAGCTGATGATGGTAATTGGTATAATCAAAAGATGACTGATGTAATTAATGAAAGAAAAGAATATACAGCAAATCGTCTAAAGAACTTCCAAAAGAAAGATGATAAGGAACTTCATAAGAAATACCATAAGGTTTCCCATATGGAACTCCATACTGGAGATGAAGATGAAGATGAAAGTCAAGATATAAATCTAGATGAGTATACAAGTGCAGATATTAGTATTGCTATTAAGCAACTTGATAAACTAACTGAATTTATAGATGATAATAATATACCAGGTGCAAAAACTTTACTTAATAGTATAAAAGAAGATTATAAAAGTTTTGATAACATACTTCAGCTATGTTATAGAGGTGATGAAACAATATTAAATAACTGGAGAAACTATTTTGCTAATACATTACAATTTATAAATTAAATATAAAAAATAAAAAGTATGTTTATATTGAGTAAGGATTAAACAATGCTCTACGCTAATAAGCAATCTATATAGAGTTCCTTACTTACTAATATAGCCCAGTTAGGTTTGCCAATATCCTACTGGGCATTTTTTTGCGTTTTATTTTTTTTCATGTATTTATATTAAATAGTATTTGGTATTATCAAATATTTTTCTTATATTACAAATAACAAAATTGGCAAATATGAAAGAATGTAAAAAGTGTGGTGAGGTTAAAGATTACTCACTATTCTCAAAATGTAAAGCAAGAAAAGATGGATTACAGGACTATTGTAAAGCCTGTAATAAAATAGATAATCTTAAATTTAGAACCGAAATCAATCCTCAACATCACGCAAAATGGCAACAAAACAATCGCAAAAGAACAGTTGAAATAATTGGTAAATACAGAAAGGCAGATAAACCTGGTATTGTATATGCGCTAATTTCACCTAGCTTAGATGTCTACGTGGGAATGACTAAGACTTATTTAGCGGTTAGAATGATTGAACACAGAGTTAAATACAGAAGATTTTTAAATGGTAAAATCAAAAAATCATTCCATCCACTTTTATTTGAAAGTTTTGATAAGTGGGGAATAGAAAATCACAAAGTTAAAGTTCTTTTCGAAGACGAAAGTATTGATAGAGAAGGATTGAAACAAATAGAAAGTAGTTTCATTCAGGCATTCAAATTACAAGGCAAAAGCTTAAATATCAAATTATAATATGAAAAAAATTAAGATTGGAGATTGGGTAGAAGCAGGAATACATTTTTTCCTGTTTGGTTATGGTGAAAAAATTGCATTAGCAATTGCAAAATTATTAGGATATGATAAATGCTATTGTTGTGAAAGAAAGCAATGGTTAAATAGATTAACAAACCCTGATTATGATGGAGAGTGTAATTCAATAAAATTATAATATGACATACGAAGAAGAATATTTTAAATATACAAATGAACAAAAATTAAAAATACAACAACTTGACATGGAAAAAACAACATTCACACTAGAAGGAACACAAACAGAAATTAACCCAGATTGTATCTACATGGTTGATTTTTCAAAAATGACATCAGTAAATAACCTAGTTACAATCTTAGCGTCAATGGCCATTGCATTCCCAGGCAACCATCCAAACATTGAAGCATTAAAGCCATTTTTGAATTTGGATAATCCAATTCAGAAACAACAACCGCCAGTAGAGAAGTCAATCGAATTACCAAAACTTAAATCTTTTAAATAATGTATTACATTTACCATATACCAAATGTAAAAATTGGATGTTCAACTCAACCAAAACAAAGAGTTGAAAAACAAGGACATACTAAATTTGAAATTTTAGAAACACATACAGATATTTACAAAGCAGCTAAAAGAGAAAAAGAATTGCAAAAAGAATATGGATATGTAGAAGAAAATATTCATACAGATTATGTTCAACACTATGAATATGGTAAAAAGGGTAGAGAGGCTGCAAGAGGATTAGGTGCAAAAAGTCAAATAAAAAATAAAATTGGAATATTTGGATATTCAAAAGAAGAAAGATTATTATTGAATACAAGAGCAAACATAGTTAGAGCAAAAAAATCAGCTGAAAAAAGAAGCAAACCAGTTTTAATTTATGAATATAAAACAAATAAATTTATTGGTGAATGGAAAGCAATTAAATATGCAGCAGTTGAGTTAAAAGCACACAATCTTAAAGCAACTATTACAGGTGAAAGAAATCACTCTAAAGGATATTTTGCAAAATTAAAATTATAATATGGAACTAACCAAAGAACAATTAGAAGAATTGAAAGGTGTATTAAGTCAAATTACAACAAGATTGCCAGAAAACTTAGCACATTATATTTGGAATACATTTAATCACATAAGAAATGAACAGGAACCGCGTCCATGTTTATGTGGTAGCAGTGGAGCACATTGGAAAAGAGCAGTGGACTTCCTTAATGATTATGTAAAAGATAAATAAATGGAAACAGGAAGTTTTCAATGTCAATGTGATGAAAGATTGACAGACCTATTTAATCAGCATCATAAGTGGCTTTTAAAATCAGCAAGTAAGATTACAAGGAATAGAGAAGAGAGTGAAGATTTGGTGCAAGAATTGTATCAATATCTCCACGAGAAATGCAATCCTAAACTATTCGGAATAACCACACCTTACAACTTATTTTATTGTAGTAAGTTTTTACATAGCAGATTTATCAACAAAACAAAAAAACTAAATCGGACAATACTAGTAGATGAAATAAATGATGTTGGTGAAGATATACCCTATGATGAAGAATGGGATACATTACTACAAAAGACACATGAAGAAGTAATGGGAGAAATCAAAAAGTTAAAAGGAACAAAGATGTTTGCCAGTGCAATGATATGGGAATTGTATTGGTGTTCAGAAGATACTTTAGACCAGACAGCAAAGAAGATAGGTATTTCAAAATCGACATGCTTTTTAGCAGTAAGAAAAGTAAGAAGATATTTACAAGAAGTTATAAACAATCCATTTGATGAAACGAGAAAAAAGCTTTGAGTTAAAAGAATGTACACAATGCGGAACAGAATATAAACACTATCCGACAAAGTTATCTCAGTTATGTGAAGTATGTACCAAAAAAGATAGGGTATTGAAAAATAGATTAAAACCTGAAGAACATAAAAAGCATTATCCATTATCGGTAAAAGATAGAAAAAGGAGATACACCCGATTGAGACAAGGATTGCAAAGTCTTGATGTAATGAGTAAAGAGGAAAAAACGGAATATTGGGATAACTTATTGCAAGAAATCAAAGATATGGGAATAATGGAATGGTGTACGGATTTAAGACATCCAGTAAAAGCGCAAGAACCAGGTAGTGGTAAAGTAGGTAGAAAACCAAGCAATGGAACAGACCCAAAGAAGAAATGGCCAGATACAAGAATGAAGTATGAAGAACTTTGACAACGATAATGCAAAGATAGAAACGGAATATATTACATTTCAATTCCATTGGAGTTGGATAAGAGATAAACAAATGGTACATAAAGGAGATAAAGATTACGGAATGTTATGGATATTAGATGGTGAAGGACAAGCAGTGAAAGCGTTTGGATATGAGCTAATAAGTAAAGAAAACTAAATAAGTTACATGGAATTAAAATTATTAAATGGAGATTGTTTAGACAAACTCAAAGAATTAGAGGACAATAGTATAGACAGTATAGTGACAGACCCACCATATGGTTTATCCTTTATGGGAAAGAAATGGGATTATGATGTGCCAAGTGTAGAGATATGGGGAGAATGTATGAGAGTTCTAAAACCAGGCGGACACTTATTAGCATTTGCAGGAAGTAGAACATATCATAGAATGGCCGTAAGAATAGAAGATGCAGGATTTGAAATAAGAGACCAGATTATGTGGATATATGGAAGTGGTTTTCCTAAATCACACCAATTAGGAGATGGATGGGGAACTGGATTAAAACCTGCACATGAACCAATCGTTATGGCAAGAAAACCATTTAAAGGAAGTTGTAAAGATAATCATAAAGAATACGGAGTAGGTGGATTGAATATAGATGAATGTAGAATTGCAATAGGTGATAATGATAAAATGGACATAAGAAGATACAATGTATATCACGATACATTTAATTCATATGAAGATGGTGAAAGTGCAAAAGGAAAAGAATATGTAGTAGCAGAGCCACATGAAGGTGGCAGATGGCCGGCAAATGTAATAATGGATGATAGTGATAATGAAGAATGGAGAAAATATTTTTATTGTCCTAAAGCAAGTAAGAAAGATAGAGATGAAGGAAATATACACCCAACAGTCAAACCGACAGACTTGATGGCATACCTAATTCGTTTAGTGACACCAAAAGGAGGAATAGTCCTTGACCCGTTTATGGGCAGTGGTAGCACAGGCAAAGCAGCAATGATAGAAGGTATGCCGTTTGTAGGTATAGAAAGAGAGAAAGAGTATTATGAGATTGCAAAACAAAGAATAGAGTATGAAAAAGAAAAAAGAAAGTTTTGGTAATGACCCAATATACCCTCTAATTATCGCATATCTCCTCACTATTGGATTATTGATGTGGTGGTCTACTTATGTATCGCTTTAACTACAAACAAACAGGAAGGGTGTTTTATTTATATTAAACATAATTAAATAATACATGATATGCCATTCACCAAAGGACATAAGTTAGCAAAGGGAAGACCTGTTGGTGCATTAAATAGAAGCACTGAAGAAATGAAACTTACAATTGCTCGTGCAACAAATAAAGCATTGAATAACTTACCTGCTGTTATGGATAAATTAATGATTGATGACCCAAAGGCTGCAATGGATTTAGCATTGAAATTGTTGGAATTTAATTTACCTAAACTGAGCAGAACGGAAATGAAAGCAGAGATAGAACAAAAGATACATCAGATTGCAGTAAACATAACACAAAGCAAAGATGCCGCAAGCAATTGATATACAAACAACAATCACATACGGGCACGTAGAGAATGCAAAGAGTAGAATTACACAACATATAGGAGGCACAAGAAGTGGTAAAACATATGCAATCCTACAATGGTTATTAGTTCAGATGATTGCAAGGGATGGATTGAATGTGACAGTAGTAAGAAAAACTATTCCTTCATTAAAGAGAACTGTGATAAAAGATTGGATTGATATTCTAAAAGTATTGGATATTTGGCATGAAGACCATTACAATGCAACTGATAGAATATGGCATTACTATAATTCAACAATACAATTTATTTCTACTGATGATGCAGAGAAGTTAAGAGGTATTAAATCGGACATACTCTTTATAGATGAGGCAAGTGAGATTGATGAAGAAAGTTATTTTCAGTTAAGTATAAGAACAACAGGCAGAATAATACTGGCATACAATCCTACGGTGTCACCTATGCATTGGCTAAGACAAATGAATGATTGTGAGAAATACACTACAACATATAGAGATAATACATTTCTACCAACTGAAA